CTGTTCCCCATGGCCACCGGCACCGGCCTGATGGGCGAAGCCGGCCCCGAAGCGATCATGCCGCTCACCCGCGGCTCCGATGGCCGCCTCGGCGTGCGCAGCAGCCGCGATGGCGGCAGCGGCGTCAACAACAACATCAGCATCACCGTCAATGTCGGCAGCAACGGCAATGCCCAGAGCGATACCCAAGGGCAGAGCGACGACGCCGGCCGCCAGCTCGCGGCGATGGTGGAAGGCAAAGTCAAAGAGGTCATGACGCGCGAGCAGCGTCAGGGCGGCATTTTGTGGAGGATGCAGCATGCCTGAAGTATTCGGGTGGATTCCCCAGGTGGAGCCGCAGGGCCAGACCACCTTCCGCGTGCGCAGCGCGCAGTTCGGCGACGGTTACACCCAGACCGTGACCGACGGCATCAACAACCGCGTGGACAGCTGGCCGCTGTCCTTCGACGGTGACGGCAGCTATATGGCGCCGATCAAGGACTTCCTCGATCGCCACGCCGGCGCGTCCTCGTTCCAGTGGACGCCACCGCTGGGCACCGTTTCGCTGTTCCGCTGCGCCGGCTACACGCTGGTGCCGCGGGCGGCGGGCTATTACACGCTGTCCGCCACCTTCCAGCAGGTGTTCGCGCCATGACGATCTACGCGGATATCCAGAAGCTGGAGCCTGGCGCGGAGATCGAGCTGTTCGAACTGGACGCGCGTTCGATCACCGGCGGCGGCACCGGCGATGTGCTGCGCTTCCATGGTTACACGCAGGTCGGTTCGATCTGGTGGCAGGGGTTGGAGTATTCGCCCTGGCCGATCCAGGCCGAAGGCTTCGAGCTCAATCCCGACAAACCGCCGATGCCCATGCTGAGCGTGGGCAATGTGGATGGCCGCATCACCGCGCTGTGCCTGGCCTACCAGGATCTGGTCGGCGCGCTGCTGGTGCGCCATCGCACGTTCGGCCGTTATCTGGACGCGCGCAACTTCGCCGATGGCAATGCCAGCGCCGATGCCACGCAGGAGTTTCCACCCGACAAGTGGTTCCTCGAGCGCAAGGCCAGCGAGACCAACCAGATGGTGCAGTTCGAGCTGGCCAGCGCGCTGGACTTCGGGCAGCAGCTGCTGCCAGGTCGCACGATCATCGCCAACAGCTGCAGCTGGCTGCAGCGCGGCGGTTATCGCGGGCCTTACTGCGGCTACAGCGGCCCGCCGGTGGCGAAGGCGGATGACACGCCGACCAGCGATCCGGCACAGGATGTGTGCGGTGGGCGGTTGTCGTCGTGCAAGCTGCGCTTCGGCCAGAACAACCCGACTCCGTTCGGCAGCTATCCCGCAGCCGGTCTTCTACGCACATGAACCCGGCCACCCTGGATGCCTTCCGCGCCCACGTGGTGGCCGACTATCCGCGCGAAGCCTGCGGGCTGGTGGTGGTGGCCAAAGGACGCGAGCGCTATATCGCCTGCCGCAATCTCGCCACCACGCCCAGCGAGCATTTCGTGCTCGCCGCCGAAGACTATGCGGCGGCCGAGGACAGCGGCGAGATCGTGGCCGTCATGCATTCGCATCCGGATGCCCCGGCGCGCGCATCGGAAGGCGATCGCGTGGCGTGCGAGGCATCCGGGCTGCCGTGGTGGATCGTGTCGGTGCTGCCCGATGTCGACGGCAAGCCGCAAGCCGGCGAGCTGGCGTGCATCGAGCCGAACGGCTACGAAGCGCCTCTGGTCGGACGGCCGTTCCATCACGGCGTGCTGGATTGCTGGACGCTGTGCCGCGACTGGTATGCGCGCGAGTGGAGCCTGGCGCTGCCCGATCCGATGCGGCACGACAACTGGTGGGACGACGGTTGCTCCGATCTCTATACGGAGAACCTCGCCGCCGCCGGTTTCGTGCCGGTCGACGTCAAGCAGATCCAGCGCGGGGATCTGATCCTGATGCAGATCCGCAGCCGCAATCTGGTGCCGAATCATGCCGGTGTCTATCTGGGCGATGGGCTGATGCTGCATCACATGTACGGGCGGCTTTCGAGCCGGGATGTATATGGCGGCTACTGGGTGGAGAACACGAGACTGGTAGCGCGCCACGCGAGGTGAGGCGATCCGGTGGCCCATAACTACAAAAGCCCCGCTTCGGCGGGGCTTTTTATTGAACGGTGAATTCAATGCAACAACTACGCACTGTGCGCCTCTATGGCGTGCTCGGCTCGAAGTTCGGCAGAACGTTTCGGCTTGTGCTCGACTCCAATGCGCCATCCGAAGCCATCGCTGCTTTGTCCTCGCAGTTGAAAGGCTTTCGGGAGTTCCTGCTTTCGGCCAAGGATAGGGGCCTCGGATTCTCGGTATTCGTCGGCAAGAGGAACCTGAAGGAAGAACAGCTTCACGAGCCATCCGGCAACGATGACATCCGTATTGCGCCGATCCTTCTGGGTAGCAAGAGCGGCGGCGTCTTCAACATCATTCTCGGTGCGGTCCTCGTCATTGTAGGTGCCATTGGCGCCTACACCCCCTGGGGAGAAGCGCTTGGAGGAGGCGTCTGGGGTTCCTATCTGATGTCGATGGGTGTCTCGATGATCGCTGGAGGAGTCGTGCAGCTCCTCTCGCCGCAACCCAAGGCTCCCAAATCCGGCGACCGCCCCGACAACCAACCCAGCTACATTTTCAACGGCGCCGTCAACACTCAAGCGCAGGGCAATCCTGTGCCCGTGCTCTACGGTCGCCTGATCGTCGGCTCCGCCGTGGTCTCCGCCGGCATCCACGCCGAGGACTACGCACCGGCCACCGCAGGCGTCGGCGGTGGCGTGAATCTCAACGGCCGCGTGCTCAAGAACTTCTACGAGAGGTAGACATGACTTCCACTCTTCAAGGCGCCAAGGGCGGCGGCAGCCAGCGCACGCCCGTCGAATCGCCGGACAGCCTGCGTTCGATCGCCTATTTCCGCATCCTGGACCTGGTCAGCGAAGGCGAGATCGGCGGCCTGGTCAACGGACTGCAGTCGATCTATCTCGACGAGACCCCGCTGGCCAATCCGGACGGCTCGCTCAACTTCCAGAACGTGCACGTGGAAACGCGCACCGGCACGCAGGACCAGGAGGAAGTGCCTGGCTATCCAGCGGTGGAGAATGAGATCAACGTCGGCGTGGAGCTCAAGCAGAGCACGCCGTGGATCCGTTCGCTGAGCAATACCGCGTTGTCGGCCGTGCGCGTGACCATCGGCGTGCCGGGCCTGTCCAAGGCCAATACGTCCAACGGCGATATCAATGGTTACTCGGTGCAGTACCGAATCGAGGTGCAGACCGATAGCGGCGCCTGGCAGCTGGCTTACAACGGTGCGATCACCGGCAAGACCACCAGCAAGTACCAGCGCAGCCACCGCATCGACCTGCCGGCGGCGCAGACTGGCTGGAATGTGCGCGTCACGCGTATCACGCCGAATGCCAACAGCTCGTCGATCGCCGACACCACCACCATCGATAGCTATACCGAGGTGATCGACGCCAAGCTGCGCTATCCGAACAGCGCGCTTCTGGGCATTTCCGGCGACGCCGCGCAGTTCAGCAATATCCCCAGCCGCGCCTACGATCTGTGGGGCCGCGTCATCCAGGTACCTGGCAACTACGATCCGCTGGCGCGCACGTACAGCGGCGTGTGGGACGGCAGCTTCAAGCCGGCCTGGACGGACAACCCGGCCTGGATCTATTACGACCTGGCCACGCATCCGCGCTACGGCCTGGGTCACCTGATCACCGCCGCGCAGATCAATAAGTGGGAGCTGTACCGCATCGCGCAGTATTGCGACCAGCCGGTGAGCGACGGCAAGGGCGGTACCGAGCCTCGCTTTACCTGCAATGTGTTTCTGCAGACCGCAAGTGACGCTTACAAGCTGCTGGGCGATCTGGCCAGCGTGTTCCGCGGCATCTCCTTCTGGACCGGCGGCGCCATTACTGCCTCGGCCGATATGCCGGCGGATCCGGTGTATGCGTATACCGCGGCCAATGTGATCGGCGGCCAGTTCACCTACGCGGCCAGCACGCGCAAGACGCGATACACCACCGCGCTGGTCACCTGGAACGATCCGAGCGATTTCTATCGCGCCAAGGTCGAGTATGTGGAGGATCACACGGGCCTGGCCCGCTACGGCATCCAGCAGACCACGCTGACCGCCTTCGGCTGCACCTCGCAGGCGCAGGCCCAGCGTGCCGGCCAGTGGGTATTGCTCACTTCGCGGCTGGAAACCGACACTGTGACCTTCAAGGTCGGCTTGGACGGCACTGTTGCGGCCCCCGGCCAGATCATCCGCATCGCCGATCCGGCCCGTGCGGGCAAGCGGCAGGGCGGTCGCATCCATCAGGCCACGCGTACCGTCGTTACGGTGGACAAAGCGCCGGAGCAGATGGCGGTTGGCGATCGGCTGACCGTGATGTTGTCCACCGGCGTGTCGGAGACGCAGACCGTCACGGCCATCAATGGCACGCAACTGACCGTTGCTGCCCCGGGTTTCTCCGTGCAGCCGGAAGCGGAAGCCGTCTGGATGGTGGAAGGCGACACGCTCGCCACCCAGACCTATCGCGTGCTGGCAGTGACCGAGGACAAGTCCTCCAGCGATATCAGCTACATCATCACCGCCTTGCAGCACGTAGCGGGCAAGTTCGAGGCGATCGACAACGGCGCGATCATCCAGATTCCGCCGATCAGCTCGCTGCCCGCTTCGACGCAGGCAGCGCCGGCGAACGTGCGGCTCAATGGGCATGTGGTGATCACGCAGGGCATTGCCACCAATGTGGTGACGATTGCGTGGGATGCCGCGTCGGGCGCCACCAGCTACCAAGTGGAATGGCGGCGCAATGATGGCGAGTGGGTGAGCGCGGGTCGCACGTCCGGTTTGTCCGTCGATGTGGAAGGGATCTACACCGGCACCTATATCGCAAGGGTTCGTGCGGTCAGCCCGGGTGGCGTGGTGTCGTTGCCGGCGTTGTCGGCAGCAACGGAGGTGCTGGGCAAGACCGGCGCACCGCCGGTGGTCGCCACACTGAAGGCCACGTCGAAAGTGTGGGGCATCCATCTGGATTGGAGCTTCCCCGCCGGCACCGATGACACCCAGCGGACCGAGGTATGGCGTTCCACCACGCCGAATCTGCAAGACGCCACCAAGATGGCCGACCTTGCCTATCCGCAGAACTCGCTGGAGATCGATGGCCTGGCAGCGGGCGTGTCGTTCTACTTCTGGGTGCGGCTGGTGGACAAGACCGGCAATGTCGGCGCGTTCTATCCCAACGGCGCAGGCCTGCCCGCCCAGTCGAGCAGCAGCCAAGCCGACTACGAGCCGGTGATCGCCGGGCTGATCGAACAGACGGAGCTGGGGCAGCAGATTCTCGAAGGCGTCGATCTGGCGACTTCGGAGATGGCAGGCGACGCGAGCGAATGGGCAGGCGACAGCGGACACTTCGCCGGCACCTGGACGCTGCTGGATGCCGTGCAGGATGGCGATCGTTCCATGGCCAAGCGCGTGGACCTGGTACAGGCCACCGTGAACGACACCAGCGCCGCCGTGCAGCAGACCTCGCAGGCCGTAGTAGATCTCAACGGGAAGATCAGTGCGACCTGGACGGTGAAGTGCCAGGTCTCCTCGGACGGACGCATCTATGGTGCCGGCATGGGCCTGGGCGTAGAGCAGCAGCCCGATGGTTCCTACCAATCGCAGGCACTGTTCCAGGCTGACCGCTTCGCGGTGATCAATACCGCCAACAACAATGTCACTGCACCGTTTGTCATTCAAAACGGGCAAACGTATATCCGGCAGGCGCTGATCGGCGATGGCTGGATCGACAACGCCAAGATCGGCAGCATCATCCAGTCGACCGCCACGGGCGCCGGCGGCGCACCGCGCTGGAAGCTGGACAAGAACGGCTCGCTCACCATGACGGGCCCGGCAGGCGGAGGCTATCTGACCATCAACGACAGCCTGATTCAGGTCTTCGACGGCAGCGGCGTGCTGCGCGTGCGCATGGGGATCTGGTGATGGCACAGGGATTTCAGGCTTTCGACGGTAGCGGCAACCTGCTGATCGATGTGACGACGCGGCTTTGCCGCATGACGGGAAGCGCACAGATTCCCGCAGGAGACAGAAATCAGCTGACTGTAGCCAATGCGACGCAGGGATCGGTCTGGTGGATGATCGTACCTAACGTCACCAGCAACTATCGGCCGACAGTATCCGTCAACGGCAATGTCATCAGCTGGGTACCCCGGCCGTTCGTGACTAATCCGGTCGCAGTCACTCTCTTCTATGGAGTCTTTTGATGAGCGAGGCAGGCCTGCAGATCTTCAATGCGGATGGCCAGACCGTGACCATCGACAGTACCTACCGCAACCTCGCATTGCGCTCGAAGAGCATCGCGACGACAGACAGAACCGCGGGCTTCGGATCGTATGTCGATTTCACGGCTAGCGGCCTGACGATGCCCATGATCGCGACCAAGACCAGCTTTGGAAGCACCGCCAATGTAACGAATCAAGGCAATGGGACCTTCGGCTTCCGGATATATGCCAGCATGGCGACCGGAGCCCAGGTTCCCTATTACATCTTCGATGTGCCTGTGCTTTCAGATTCGCGCTATGGCCTGGAAGTCTTCGACAGCACAGGAAATCTCACTTTCGACGCGACGGGAAGCAAGTACCTACGCGTGGTCGATTTCCTCCAGGTGACTTCCGGTACGACGAAGGCATATACGCCCGGGCGCGATTACGCCTGCATATTTAACGACTGGGGGCTGCGAGCGGAACCTCCGGCGAAGAACGTTCGCATCTACGGCGCAAGCATTAATGCAGAAACCATGGCATCAACGTTGATTGTAGTCGACACAACTACCCCTGCGAGCTTCATGTATTACACGGCGCAGTTCATGGTGATTGATGTGACGAACTACTGAGGCACCGATCAGATGGCTTGCCGAGCTTAATGGCCGGCCGACGACTAACTTCGATGAGCCGCCGCAGGGCGGCTTGTTTCTTGGACCCGACCAAATGACACAACAGCACATCAATCTCGGTACGCAATCTGACGGTAGGGACGGTGATACGAATCGCGCCGCATGGGAGAGAGCCGAGGCAAACTTCAACGAGTTATACGGCGGTTCCCTCGCCACCCTCTCCTTTAAGAATCTGTTGATTAATGGCGATTTCGATATCTGGCAACGTGGCACCAGCGGTTTCGCTACCACCGGCTACGCCTACACAGCCGATCGCTGGAAAATATTGAGCCCAGGCTCTGCTATGACAGTCAGCCGCCAGCAGTTCCAGCCCGGACAGACTGACGTTCCAAAAAACCCGAAGTACTTTGTCAGGAGCGCGGTTTCCTCGGTCGCAGGGGCAGGCAACTGCTCCATCCTCGCGCAGTTCATGGAGGATGCTCTTCGGCTAAGCGATCAAACCGTCACTGTATCCTTCTGGGCCAAGGCAGATGCGGCGCGCAAGATGGGCGTTAGCTTCGATCAGAATCCCGGAAGCGGCGGAAGCCCGAGCGCTCAAGTTTCCGGCTCGGGCCAGGCTGTACAGCTGTTGACGACCTGGCAGAAGTTCATCCTTACCTTCATTCTGCCCTCTATCGCAGGACTGTCTCTTGGCACCAACGCCAATGATTCGACATCGCTGAACTTCTGGCTGGACGCAGGCGGCACCTACAACGCCCGATCCGGCGGCATTGGCCAGCAGTCCGGTGTATTCGACATCGCGCGCGTGCAAGTTGAAATCGGGCCATATGCGACGAGCTTTGATGACCGGCCGCCCGGTATCGAGCTTGGCCTCTGTCAGCGATACGCTCGAATCGTCAACGGTGCTGGGTTGACCGGCTTAACGCTCGGCACAACCAGCATTCTTTTCGCCGGCCAGTGGCCCACGATGCGGGCCAGTCCCTCTGCAACATTGCTGAAGACGAGCTTTTCCGCATCGACGTATGAACTCTTGGCTGGGCCAGCCTGGATAGCAGGCTCAAATTGCGCACTTTCCGCCCCGGGTATCACCCCGCAAGGCATCACCACAGCCATTACCGGATTCTCGGGACTCATCGCCGGACAGCCTGTGCTCATCAATAACGTTGGCGCAAACATTTTTCTTCTTGAGGCGGAGTACTAGATCCGCAGCCGATCCGCCTATACGCGTCTCTCGAAACTGCTGACAGCGACCCTCCTCTTGGACATTTCTAATGGCACAACAACACATCAACCTCGGCACGCAATCCGACGGCAAGGACGGCGATACCAATCGCATGGCGTGGGAGAAGACCGAGCACAACTTCGCTGATCTGTACGGCGGCGCGATGTCGGTGCAGTCGATGAAGAACAAGATCATCAACGGCAAGCTCGACGTCTGGCAGGCCGGCGCCACCGCCACCGCATCGTCGGCCAACGCCATCGCCTGGGGACCGGACCGCTATCTCGGCCAGGCCTACAACGGCGCGAATGGCAGCGGCAGTTCGACCATCACCCTGAACCGCCAGGCCTTCGCGCCCGGACAGACCGCGGTGCCCGGCAATCCCAAATACTTCGCCCGGCTGCAGGCCACCGCGCTCGGCACGCAGGGCGGCGCGGGACCGATGATACGGACACTGCAATACATCGAGGATGTCTCGACCTTCGCCGGCGGCACCGCGACATTCTCGGTCTGGCTGAAGTCGGATTCAGTGCGCAACGTCGGCTTTATGCTGCAGCAGAATTTCGGCACGGGCGGTTCGGCGGCGGTAGTTGCCGCGCAGACCGTTTTCGCGGTCAACACGGCCTGGCAGCGCTTCACCTTCAGCTTCCCGGTGCCGTCGGTGGCGGGCAAGACCATCGGCGACAACAGTAGCCTGTCGCTCGCGCTGTATCTCTACAAGCAGGACAACGGCGACGGCTCCAGCTTCGCTCCGCTCGGCGCCTGGGCCACCACGGGCTATCTGGACTTCGCCATGATGCAGCTCGAAGGCGGTGTCATCGCCACCGATTTCGACGACCGGCCGTTTGCAGTGGAAGAGTTGCTGTGCAAGCGCTATTGCACGACGAGCAAGGCTTTCATCATCGGCCGATGGGGTTCGGCCACCAGCGTGCGCCTGTTCAACGACTTCGAGGTGCCGATGCGGCGGTTGCCCGATGGCTCGCTGCTGGTAAATACCATCGAGGTCGAGTCGACCCAAGTCGCGATCTACACCATGAACAACCCCCAGATCACCTCGTGCAATGGCGACAACCGGCGCGTGCAGGTCGACATCGTCGGTTCGATAAGCGCAGGCACACCGTCGGCAGGCGCCATGGCGCAGCTCGATCGCTTGCAAGCCATTCTCTTTCGCGCCGAGTTCTGACGCTTAGGCGGGACGATCCTCTGGCGGGCGTCGCTCTTGTGCGGTCATTGGACCGCGAAAGCCGAGCCCTGAGCCGACGCGCCGGACCACTACCCGCAGCCTGCGCACGCCTCGTGCTCGGGCCGCATTTGCATGGAAACCACATGGCGATTCAGTTGATCAATCTCGGCGTTCTGCCGAAAGGCGAAGGCGGCGACACCAACCGCACCGCGCTGGAAAAGTGCAACGATAACTTCAGCAACCTCGACGGCCGCGTCACGACCGCGCAAGCTGCAGCCGACAGCGCCGGCCAGCTGGCCGCCACGGCAAACAGCACCGCGAATGCCGCCAAGGCAACCGGCGACCGTGCCTTGCCCGCCGCCAACCCGATCTTTACCGGCAGCATCGGCAAGGCCGGCGTGCCCAATGAATTCTGCTACCGCGTCTCCAATACTGGAGTCGACCGCGGCATCGGCGGTTCGTGGACCGACTGGTCGCAGAACCGCACGCCGGCGCTGCAGGTCGATGCACAGAGCAATGCCTCGGCCTACATGATCGCCCGCGCGACCCATTGGGGCGTGCGCCATCTGGCGGGGATCGAGGCTTACGAAGGCGGTTCCGACTCCAGCCATCCCATGCTCAGCATGCATGTGGGTGCTACGACGAACGCTTTTCAGTTCTACGAATGGGGCAATGCGTCCTTCGCCGGCACGCTGGCGCAGAACTCCGACTACCGCATCAAGAGTGGCGTGGTCGATATCGACAGTGCGGCCGCCGCGTCCAGCCTGAGGGCCGTACGCCCGATCGAGTACACCGACAATCGCGACCCATCGGGTGCGTCGCGCCGCGCGGGCATGATCGCCCACGAGCTTGCGCAGGAGCTCCCGCTGCTGGTCGAGGGAACGAAGGATGCGGTGCGCAAGGTAGCCCGCCTGGAGGGTGATACGACGCCCTATGAACCCGGCACGGAGCCGGCGGGTTACACGCCGCCGGTATCGGTCGAGCACGACGAGCCGGTGCTGCAGAACGTCAACTATATCGGCGCGGTGCCCTACCTGATCGCTGCCTGGAAGCACAGCGACGAGCTTCTGCAGCAGGCGTTGGCGCGCATTGCGGCGCTTGAGCAGAAGCTTTTGCTGTCGTGACGCCAGGCATGGCGCGCTTTATCGATCACTTCAACCGCACTCTGGAAACGACATGTCCATCGAACTGATTAACCTCGGCACGCCGCCAAAGGGCGAAGACGGCGATACCAGCCGCACCGCCAACCTCAAGTGCAACAATAATTTCTCCGAGCTCGATACCCGCGCCACGACCGCGCAGAGCACGGCCGATGCCGCCAAGGCCGCGGCCGCGGCGGCCAAGAGCACGGCCGACAGCGCGCTGCCCAAGGCGGGCGGTGCTGTCGCCGGACCGCTTGCCGTGTCCGGCAAGCTCAGCGCCGCCGGCGGCACGCTGCAGGTAGGTGCGGATACCGGCAACTTCTGGACAGTGACTTATCCCGGCATCGTCACCCGCAATATTCCCTCTTCTCCCGGCACCGGCGCCTATACGCTGAGCATGACCACCAGCGGCCAGTTCGGCGGGGGCTACGGCATCAAGGACGGCGGCTACAACATCGGGCTATGGTCGAACTTCGGCAATCTCATCATCGGCTTCGGCACGAACGATGGGCCCATGACCGGGGTATGCCAGATTTCGTCCAACGGCAATATGACCATCAACGGCACGCTGACGCAGTCGGATCATCGACTCAAGCAGGTTGAACGCGAGCTCGATCGCGCTGAAGCGCTGGCCTCGCTGATGGCCACGCGCATCGTCCTTTATCGATTGATCAATGATCCGAGCGAGCGTCTTATTGCCGGCGTGCTTGCGCACGAACTGCAGGAGGTCATACCGGATGCGGTGGTCGGCGAGAAGGATGGCATGGTGGCTATGCCTTCTTACGATGCAGGCGACCAGGCTGCGCAGGCCAGGATGACGGAGGCCTACCAGGCGGTGGACTACACCTCGGTTTTTGCGCGCACGATCGCGGCGATTCAATGCGTCGCCGCAAAGCTTGAGCAACAGGGAACGGCGATCGAATCGCTGCGCCAGCAGCTTGCCTCCACGCCGGGCTGAACACGCGGGCGACGCCGACCGGTCCGCACTGGCGTCTTCGCTTTGTCCCCGTTAGCTTGTGCACACTTCGGTGGCGCCGCCGCATCCGGCGCCACGCCGCACAAGGACGTCGCATGAACCACCCCGCCCAACGCTCCAACCTTCCCTGGCTCGCCGCCGCCACCGCCATCCTCGTGGTGGTGGCGTGGCACTGCTTCACCTTCGGCATGATGGTGCTGCGCGCGCCGTCGGATAACGAGCAGATCCTCGCCTTCGTCACCATGACGCTGCGCACGATCGGCGAAGGCGTGCTGGTGCAGGGCGGGCTGGCTTTCCTGATCGCGCAATGGCGCGGCGAACGCTGCCAGGAATGGGCGTACCAGCGGCCGCTCGTGCTGATGGGAGTGTTCGCCGGCGGACTGCTGGCCTGGAATGTGGTGGTAATGCTGCTGTACCAGGTGCTGTTCCAGCTGCTGGGGGCCGCGCTGATCAGCTCCGGCATCCAGTCGGTGATGTTCGTGGTCGGCCTGGCGCTTGGCGTGCTTGCCGTGTGGTCGTCATGGCGCCTGGCCCTGCAGATCTGCAGCAAGGATCGCATCGCGATGCCGCCGCCATCGGGCCAGCGTGCGCGCGCGGCGGGCCTCGCCGCATGGGTGCAGGCGACGGCGACCATCGTCGGCGTTTCATTGCTGCTGCCGCTGATCAACGCGCACGACATCTATTCGCCGGTGAACGTGCTCGGCAGCTGGATCGGCGCCCTGCTGGCCGGCGCGCTCGCGTTCGGCGGCGCCTGGCTTGGCCTGCCGCGCAACTTGCCGCTGGTGCATCTCGTGCGGTTGCTGGCCGCTGGCGCGCTTACGTTTCTGTGCGCCTATCTGCTGGTGGCCGGCGTGGTGGTGGTTGCGGCGATCCTGATCTTCGGCGGCAATATTCACGTGGCCGAACCCGTCGTCATCGCGATCTTCGCCGTGCTTGTCCTGATCCCGCTGCTGGGGATGCTCGGCTTCCAGTGGCTGTGGACGCGCGTGTTCTATCGCAAGCTGCGCCGCGCCGCGGCGGTTTGAGCGCGGAAGCGGTTCAGATCAACCGCTCCGCCTCCAGCTCGCTCTTCAGATACGCATAGTAGATCGGCGCCGCCACCAGCCCCGGCAGGCCGAACGCCGCTTCCACCAGCAGCATCGCCACCAGCAGTTCCCACGCGCGCGAACGGATCTGCGTGCCGACGATGCGCGCGTTGAGGAAGTACTCCAGCTTGTGGATCAGGATCAGAAAGCCCAGCGCCGCCACGCCCACGCCCAGCGATACCGACAGGCCGGCGATGGTGATGGCGGTGTTGGAGATCAGGTTGCCGATCACCGGCAGCAGGCCGACGATGAAGGTGATCACCACCAGG